CAAGGGCGTCTGCTGTGATGGGCCTGTTGGCATCCACTACCGCCTGGACAGCAGCGATCAAGGCCGGGGCGGGGGGCCCGGAATCTCCGACGATGTAGATGTCAACCGTGCCGTCCCCTCTGGGGAGCGTGGCATCTACGAAGGCAGACGCAACGCCGGCGACGGACAACGCCCATGAGACGTAGGCCGCTGCCGTACCGCCCTGAGAGAGCTCTTCCCATGCCAGGTAGCAACGACGGCGAAGCAAGGCGTCAATCTCTTCGTCAACGCCCACCGTCGTGAGCCAGTCGGAAGCGTTCGTCACCGTATCCACGCCTGCGATGTAGGTCGTCATCTTTGTGATCGTCCCCGACCCGACGTTATAGGCGCTGCCTGCGAACTCTGCGATCACCGGGGCATCAATCGAGTAGGTCCCGCTGGCAATAATGACTTCAGCCGTCGTGAAGTAACGGTACTCCACTCCCAAAACGTTCTTCTGAGTAGTGACGATGGACCCCGCAGGAATCGTCACGTTCGTGAGACGGGCAATTGTTCGGCCATACCGAACCGTTCCCACGGCCTTCACTGCATCCCGTCGTGCCAATCCGAACTCTGCGGCCTTTCGTTCAAGCCACACCCCCGTGGCCGTATCAAGGAACCCTTGCTTGAGCATCTCGGCACCGAAGGCGTAGAGCTCGCTCACCACGACGGAGAACACTTCGGTGATGGTCCGAATGACAGACCCTGTATTGAAGTTGGTCAGGCTGCAGCGATTCCCGATGGTCGCAAGGGCGGAGTTCAGGATCTGCGTGTAGGTCTTGGTCAGCATGGCTAGAACCTCCACACGAGGTTCTCAAGGCTCGAGAGATCCTCGCCAATCGGGGCAAACGAAATAGAATACTCTGCTTCCTGGCCAACCGTGCGGGTCACCGTCACCGTCACAGAGTCGGGGGTGATGCGGGGAGCGACCGCCTCGCCATAGGTCAACGCATCCGTGATTGCCCTGGTCACAAGACGGTCGAAGTCAAACCTGTCTTCCTCGCCCACCAAGCGATGCAGGCCTGCACCGTACTCCGGATGCCCGAACAAGTCCCCTGGAAGAGTATCAAGAAGGTTCCGAATGTCTTGAAGCAAGCACTCTCGTCCGTTCCCCGTTACGACCAGGTCGCCGGCCTGGCTCACCTGAAGGTCGTTGTCAGCATCCAACAGCAGGTCCATACCAAGGTTTGCATTCTCCACCGTCATCAGTCGCCACCTCCACCAAGCAATGCGAAGACCGGGCCGAAGTCGGAAGATGCACCAAGAAGACAAACACCGGCGACCCACGTCTCCGCAGTCCAGTCCGGAGCGTCTGTCGCTTCCTCGACTTGTGCGATGATTTCGTCCACAGAGGTTCCGAACATCACAAGTTGGTAGATCCCCGTGGCATCTATGATGGACTGCAGGTCATCCGCTGCGGCCTGAATGTTGTCAGCCAGATCCTGCAGTGCGATGGCCTTGTCTCCAATCAGGGCCGCAAGCTCTGTCAGCATATCGGCGTATGTCTGAGGAACCGCCAAGGCCCCGATGGCTGCCTGCAGCGATTCAACGAGTTCCGTCATGGGAGGCAGAAGCTCTTGAAGCGTGGCGTTCCTCCAGTCAGGTGGTTCGCTCATGGTCACTTCGATATCTTCCGACAGAGAGGCACCAGGGGCCTCCGCCAAGAAGAGAGACGGGATGCCGAACAGGCGGGCCAGCGGGTCCAACATGTCGCTGAAAGAGGCGAGACTGTCGGCTCCCACTGCAATCAGCATCGCAGAGAGCGGCGTGCCTTCAGGGAACATCGGACGATAGGCGTCACCCTGGTCATCGAACGAGGCTGTGAAGCGACGGATGAACCCGGCAAGCCCATCGGCCGGGCTGGCCATGAAGTAGGGCCCCTTGTCCAGGTAGAAGTAAACTCCTGATGCAAGCAAGGCTTGTACTGAATCGACCAGGTCTTGAAGAATCTCAAGCAATGCAGCGATGGCTGCCTGCAGCGGATCTGCAAGGGCAGAAACCAGGGAACTCAGAGCGTCAATCAGACCGGCCAATGTGGAGAGAACATCGGAGAGCGTACTTGCCGCAGTTTCTGCAGCGGAGACTGCCTCTGGGACTCCATCTATGCCAGGGATGGTAAGCGCCCGCCACGTGCTCACTTCGGCCTCCCTTGCTCTGCCAGTCGGACCACTTTTGCCATTCCTTGGACAGCCTTCACTTGGGTCTCAAGAAGCGTCGGGACTGCCGCTTTGAACTGCGCAGCGGCAAGCACCAATCGCTCGGCTATCGAAGATTTGTTGTTGGTCCAGTTCGGCATGTTCTCCCCCTGTCCACAGGATACCCGACAGGCCCTAAACCTGCAATCAGTATGGGCTGTACCACTGCCCAATCACCGTAGCATGCGTGTGCGTTGCGCCTCTCAAGTCAGGTTGCCCCATTGACACCCAGGTCTCTACGGAGCCAAGGCTATTCACCCCTTGGACCGCATAGAAGACCCTGGGGGCAAGTCGAACAGCGGTCCGTACCAACAGCGTGAAGGGCTCGGTGAAGGCTACTGCGGGATAGTCTGCCATAACTACGGCTCCCAGGGGAACGAGACCCCGTTGGATACGATCCTAGTGTTGACATTGAATGTGTCCCGAGTAGCCAGCGTCGAGGCCACACGCATGAGCGAGCGGAACCGACCGTAGCACCCGCCGCTGGGCAGGCGATAGATCTCCAGGTACCGCTCGATATACTCGCCCGTCTCGCTGTCGGTTGGGTAGGTATCGATGCGGAGTCCGATGATGCCGGTCACAGCAGACACCCAAGCGTCGTCGTCGGCACTCGGCACCCAACCACATGGAGACGACGTGTTGGCCCACGAGTTGGATGCGTTTCCGGTCAAACTCAGGAACCCAAAAAATGCGACGATACGCCTCTGCGTGCCGCTGGAGCTGTATGCCTGCGGCACCCCTACGGTGAGGCTGATCACGGTCCCAGCCTCGGCGCCGGTCAATGTGAGTTCATCCTCAGTCGTGCCGCAACTGATGGAATAGCCGGGGGTAGCGCTGGACGACCCCGCAAAGTCGATCTGCTTTTCGGGCAGCGTCCCTGGGTTGTCGGCAAAGTCCTTGGACGTGGCATTCCAGCCACCGTCTCTGGAGACGACGACCGAGAACGAGTCGTCTAGAATCGTCCACTTCGTTCCGGAGGCACCGCCGAATGTGGCTGTACCGGTGGCTGTGTCCCGGGCGCACAGCAGGATCTGCATCCTGTAGGCGGTGCCTGGGTGCGCTGCCTTGGCGCCGATGACGATGTAATCCTGGTCGGCGGGCGTTCCCGCCGAGTACCCGCCCTCCTCGTGGACGATTTCCCAGTTGGGGTCGCCAGCGGTCAGGGTGTCATAGATTTTCTGGAGCACCTCTTTGCGGGTGGTGCAGCTGTAGAATTTGAATAGGATGTTTGTGCTCATGAATCACCCCACGATCAGTTGCGAACTGCCGACGATGGCAGTGTCCATCTGTCCTGTCCCCGTGGTCCATGCCCGGACCTCGTACACGTGCCCGTCTGTGATGGTCACAAGAACATCCTTGACCTCCGGCGCCAAGCTCGTTGACGTTGCGGTATCCACCTCAATGTCATCCGTGATATCCCAAAGTTGGGCGTAAGCTATCCCTGAGCCAGTCTTGAAGAGAAGACTTCGCCATGTGCATTCAGCCGATGCTGGCGGTGCGTTGGCTCCACCCGAATAGGTGACGCCTGCAGGCGCTATCACAAGGGTGGCAAGCGTGACTCGCTGCGGGCCTCCACCTGGACCTGAAGAGGCAATCTCGTCAATCGCAGCCTGTATGTCTGTGGCAACCAGGCCAGAGACGGCGTTGTCGTAGCTGATTGCGCTGGCAGGATGGGACCCCGCAGCGTCCCTGTCAGTCAACGAGTTGTGGCTTGGGACTGCAGCCCCCGAGACAAGCACTTGGCTGGCTCGACTGCCTTCGATAACCGTCACCGCCTGAATGCGGCACTTGCCCACCGTTCCGTAGGACGCACCGGTGTTGAATGTGACACGTAGCAAGGCGACGAACTCGGGGCTAAAACTCGACAGGAACCCAAGGGACAGTGTGCGGAAATCCTCCGCAACGGCAGCGGCGTATGTCGAGTATTGGGCTTGAGGCTGCAGCCACCAAAAGCGATGTTTCTGGCTGGCAACGTCCCATGTGGTCGGGACCCCAATGAGGTACACGTTGTAGAATCGGAGCGTCTGCCCCTCGCTATCGCTGAACGTCGTCCCGTTGAACGGGTTGTACCAGATGTAGGAACCGCTCGGCTTGCGGTAGATATCAACGGCAGCGGGGTCGAAGACCGGAGTCCCTGCCCCCGTGAAGTGAAGCGTCGTATATGGGCCCCCATCGGCAAGCAAAGGCAGCACCGTAGTCAGGTCTTCGTCCACAATCTCGGTCTCGTCCACCCCGGGTCTGTTGTCCGCATCCACAGGAGATGCGGGGACTGCCTGATAGGTCCCTACTGTCAGCAATCCCCCGGATTCTTTGTAGGTCCCGATGTTATGGTGGAGATTCTCGTGCACTTCGAAAGGGAACCTGCAACCATGGCATTCACGCTGAGACCAAGTGTTTGCGGCGCCTGCCCCGTTGTAGTTAACGACGGCCACCTGAGTAATCGAGAAGTCCCAAAAGTCGGTACTCCAAGTCAGCACAGGAGCCGACAGTTCGTCATCCCAAGTCAGATCCAGGTAGTAGACCCCAGCCACGTCCGAATGGGGCAATGTCGTCATGCTGGTCCCACATAGATGGACCAGACCGTTAAACATTACCTCGATCTGTGCGCCTCCCTGCGTCACCGTCACGGTTCGGGCGGTGCTGTCATAGGTCACCGTAACGGAATCCGGAGTCACAAACCCCGCATGCTTCATAATCGCACGCTCGGCAAGCACCCCAGCCTCTACACCGTGGTCAATGATATGCTGCATCGTCGAATCGAGATGCTCGGCAACGGCCTCCGATACCTTCTGCCAGTTCGCATGAAGAGCATCGATCTCAGCCTCAGACAGGCCTGCAGGGAGTATGAACTTGGCCTCAAGGGCGTCGTAGATATCCGATGCCGTCACTGCCTTTGTCGCCGGGAGATCGTCTAACAGACCCATGGACTACCTCACACAGGGGCGATGAACACCTTGGTGGACAACAGCGTTGCCAGCAACGCTTCAATCGGGGCCAGCAAAGCCAGGAAAGCCGGATTCGGAATGGTCGGGGCCCCAAGGTTCCCGACTTGCAACGATGTCTTCAAGGCGGCCAGCAATGCCGATAGCATGGAGTACAGAACAGGCCCCACAGCGGATGGCTGTCCAACAGCTCCGATACCACCCAAGTTGATGGACCCGGAAGTGGGAGCCCCCACGTTTATCGTCGAGTTCGGAATCAGGGGGTTCGCTCCAAGATTCAGAATCGCACCCAAGACGTCAAGGTCCAGGTTGCCTCCGTTCACGATCACGTTGTATGCTGGCTGCGGTGGGGGGGCTGCTATCCCCGGTGTTGCCGCTACCAGCATCTGGTAGGAGCCCCCCACCACTTCACGCTTGCTCAAGGTCACCGAAGCATCCACACCGCCGGCGACATTGCGGCTGATACTCCCGCCGATTCGCTCTAAGCGACTGCCTCCAGTGGTCAGCGATGCGTCACCTCCAACCACCTCGGTCAACTTGCCGGCTTCAAGATAGACGGTTCGCTCCACCACCGTTGTGGACTCGTTCGCCAAGAGAGTGTCTCTCGCATCCACCTGGGTGGTACGGTTCCCAACCACTCGCTTTCGTTCGTCCCCCGTACTCCGTTCCTGCTTTGTGTCCGTCGTGATATGCTTCCCTGAAGCTGTCGAAACGATGATCTCGTTCGCCCCTGGCTTGAACTCTACCTTCTGCCCAGCCTTCCCGACGATGGCAATCGTACCTGTCGTGAACCCTTGCGGCGACCCGTTCTTGTCCCATCGTGGCGCTTCCACATACGGCTGCGTGACGTCCCCTTCGTAGAAACTCACCGTCACTTCTGCGTCCACTTCGGGAAGGCACCATATGCCGTATCCTTCCTGAGCGAAGAGCGAGGCAACAGGCACCTTCGGCAATGCCAGGCCCGGGTTCTCGTTTGAGCCATCGCCACCGACGATGACGTCTACACGATAGTCCTCTGCATAGGCCGCCTCGACTCTGCCAATCAAGGACGGGCGGAAGTAGGCCCGAAGGTCCGGGTGAAGCCCCTCGACTACCTTCTTCAGAACATCGCTCAGGTCGCCAGCCATCAGATCCCCCTGAGCCACAGTTGAGAACGGAACCCTTCACCGACCAGATTCACGCTGTGTCTCACCTGCTCAACGAAGTACCGTTCTACCACCACCCCGTCAATCACTTCGACGACCTGGCTATGCCACACGTTCACGCCGGCAACGGTCAGCAGCTTGCGGCCCCCGGCCACGGTCACCCATTCGATGATGTCTTCCCCATGCGTGAAGACAGCGGCTGCCTCTTGCTCCAAATCCTCCGGGCCCCAATGGTACCCACCGACAGGATCGCAGTACTGGCTATACGGAAGCCCCATGCGCCGGGTAAGCCATGCAATCCCGTCGCCAATCATGCTGTCTTCCATCGGGAGTCGGTCTAGAATCTCCCTCACCTCCGCAAGGTCAACCGACGTGAACCCGAGCTGCTCCGTCAAATGCTTCACGATAGCAGTGGCAACCTCTTGGTCATAAGTTCTGGTCAACCTGGTCGTCAAAGCCTTGGCCTTGCATACCCCCACCAAGCGCAACCGCTCACGGAAGTTGAACCGGGCAACAGTCCCGGTGAATATCGGCCACAACTCAAGGCCTCGGTAACCGGCCTTGACCGATATCGGGCAGTTACCGACGTTCAGGTTGTCTTCGATATCGGCCAACTCAAAACGGACGTTCGACATGCTAAGCTCGATGGTCGTAAGCCATTGGTTACGGCTTGCGGTCACCACCATCTGCTCTACGTTCTCCGTGAAGACCTGGTCATCCAAGGTCACTTCGAAGTCTGGTCGGTACCAGTTCATAGACGCAGACCTCCAAGGCCCCCCTTGGCGGCCGCTTCCTTGCCCAAACGAAACTGCCGCATAAAGGTGCTCTCTTCCCCGGCCTCTTCGTTATGCGCAGCCTCCGCAGCGGCGTCTTCTGCTACAGCGGCGGCTACCGCTGCCGGCGTAGTCGTTGGGTCCTGCACAGGGCCGGTCTCTGCATCGGCCGCTTCCAGCGAATCGTAGTAGGCCATATCGGCCATGTACTGCCCGAGGGCGGCCGCCGACTTCGTCTTGCGCTTCTCGCTCGGTCGGGTCGTTGGCTCGAATTCGGTGAAATTCAGCGATACATCCAGGGAGGTTTCTCCCACCACGTCGGTGAATGTCAGGCCAGAGAAGAGCACGGTGTTGATCCCGGCCAAGTCCGTCATCCTCGACTGAATGGCGAACACCGTCGGAACATTTCTCGGGGCTTCATCGGGAAGACTGGATGATGTCCCGACAGGGGCAGAGCGGTCTCGGAAGGCGGCCTGCAACGTGCGGAGTTGGTTGTCTGCCGAGTTGATCACATTGCCAGCCAGGTCCTCAATGTCCACAAGCCGAATCGAGATAGAGATCGGAGTGTCCTCATAGCCGACGCCCTGTTTCTGTTTCCCACTTCTGCCCGGGATCTTCACGCCGTCGATCTTCGCAGCCTGACTGATGGACATGGTCTGGTAGGGAACGGGGAAGGTGAACAGGATGTTCGCAATGTCAGGCGTACCGTCTGCCTTCACTGCGCTCAGAATCACAAGATCAAGGGCTTCATCAGGCATCGGCCACCCCCAGCCTCAAGGCCACTCTCGACAAGATCTCCGTCAAGCGTTCCTCAAGGTTGTCCATCGTCTCTCCCGCCTGCATCGTAACTTGAATGGCCCCGGGTTGGAACACAACAGTCTTGCTTGCGGCCGGGCTACTCGGAGCCTTCCCCCCAGCATAGGCGCTGGTCTCACCGGCGAACACAGGTTCAAAGGACATGCCCCCCAAGGCCTGAGCAACCGCTTCCATCGGCTTGTCTCTGGTCTTCAGAATCCCTTCCGCAAACGTCGGGAGTACGGAGGCTCCCGATTGTGTCAGCGAAGAAAGAGGCCCACGCTTGGCATCCGAGAACGGGAGCAACTCTCGGACCGTCTGGAGGGCTGTGGTCAAGGTCTTCGCTGCGATATCTCCAGCGGAGTTGATACCGTCGCCGAAGGTGTTGACCAAAGCGGATCCGGAGGCAGTCAGGTGGGACAGCGGCCCCTCCTTTGCATCGGACCCAGGGAGTAGGTCCTCAATCCCTGCCAGAAGATCCTCGAATCCTGCCAGCATTCCATCCCATGCAGCAACGATTCCATCCCACAGGGCTCCGACCAGTGCCTTGCCTGCATCAACGAAGATGCTCGCTAGTCCCTTGATCCAATCGAGAAGGCCGAAGAAGATACTCTTCATCCCTTCCCACACGTTCGAAAAGGTCTCGCTTATCGTGGCCCAAGCTCCCGACCAGTCTCCAGTCAGCAGTTGCAGCCCGGCCTTGAAAAGCCCCGTGATCAAGTCCCATACGATCTTGATGGCGTCATAGACCCCATTCCATACGGTCACCACCGTCAACTTGATGGCGTCCCAAACAGCGCTGGTCACGATGGAGATCATGTTCCATGCCGTCTCGATTCCTGCCCAGATCATGTTCAGTACCGGGCCAAGAAGCGTCACGATCCCGGTGAACGCTCCAATCACCACCTGTTGAATCAGCGGCCAAACCTCCGATGCGTAGTCAGAGATCCCGCCCCAAATCATCCCGAAGATTCCAGCCATGAAGCCAAGGCCAAAAGCGATCTTCCCCACGACAAAATCGAAACCGTCTTTCACCCCTTCCCAAACTTCAGAGAACCACTCACCTGCGGCCCCCATTTCCTCTGTGGATGTAGAGAAAATCATGACCAACCCGGTGATTGCCGCTGCGATTCCTGCTGCTATCAGCAGTACGGGGGCCAGTTCAAGCTCAAAAGCCGCCATGGCCGCCTTGATTCCGAGGCCCGCAACGAGGGCAGCGCCTCCGATGCCCGCCACGCCCGCAGAGACTGTCGGCAACACGGCCGCAAGTCTCGCAAGAATCGGGTGCGCATCCGCAAACTCGGTGAATCCTCCGGTCATATTTGTGAGAGTGTCGGACAATCCGCCAAGAGCAGGCTGAAGTTGGTCTCCGATGGTGATTTGCAGCGCCTCCAATGAGGCCTTAGCCTTGCTGAAACCAGAGGCGGCATCGGTGTCCACCTTCTTGAAAGCCTCTTCTGTCGCCCCGGCCTTGACCTTCATCGCTTCCAGGATCCCATTGAACGAATTCGCCTGTGGGCCAACAAGAGCAAGCACACCGGAAAGGCCCTCAACAGACCCGAACAGCTTTCCGAGCTCTACATCCGACCCTCCCGTCTTCTGTTTCACCTGGTCAAGCCAGTTGGCGAAGCCCATTGACTTGATTCCGGCCGTGGAGAAGTCGATTCCAAGCCTCTTTGCTGCCTCTTGAGCATCCGCCGTAGGCTTTATGACGCCGGATATGACGCCTCGCAGCGCAGTAACGGCCTCGTTCGTTGCCAAACCACCCAATGTCAGGGCGGAGACAGACGCCATAAGTTCGTCAAGACCTACTCCCGCAGCGGAGGCAAGCGGAGTCACCTTCCCCATGGCTCCCGAGAGCTCCCCAATCGTCGTCTTTCCCATCTTCATGGCGACGAACATGGCATCAGAGACTCCAGCGACCCCGCCGGACTTGATTCCGTAGCTGTTCATGATGGACGTAAGCCCGTCGACAGCCCCGCCAACATCCGTAATACCACCCTTCGCTAGCTTCATGGCACCTTGCATAACCAGCGTTGCGTCTGCCGCATCGGCAAAGCCTGAAGAGATGGTCGTGTACAGTGTCTTCGCCGTGTCAACGGGCATCACACCGAACTCTTTCGACAGCCCAAGCACCTGTTTGCTCAGGTCTCCCATGCTCACTTCGCTGGTATCGACAAGCGTCGATACTTCGGCCATGGCAGTGTCGAAATCTGTGGAGGCATCCACAGCCTTCTTCATCCCGTACATCACGGCGCCACCTGCGGCGACAGCGCCGATGCCGATTCCCCTCAATTTCGAGTTCAGAGCGTCCACACTGGACGTGTCAATGGACGGCACCCTGGCAATCAGGTTGAACTTGCCGTCCAGACCCACGATCTCTTCCGAAGCCTCTTCCGTTTTCTTGATGAAACGGCCCATCGCATCGCTGGCCTTGGTCAAAGGAGCAACCGAAGAGTCCACCTTCGAGACAAGCCCGCCAACCGCATCGCTTGCCCTGGAAAGAGGCCCTACAACGGACTCCGCACCCTCTACCAGAATGCCAATGCTGTTCTCAAAGCCGCCGGCCATTACCTTCTCCGCTTGTGGGACTTCGATTTTGGCGTGGATTTCTTCTCTTCATCGAGAAGCCAGAGAGCGGAACCGCCAACTTCGGCGAAATCTTCACAGTCCAACTGGTCCACCCGGTCGAATGTGTAGCCCCCGAAGGTCTTGCAGATCAGCGCTCGCATTTGACGGTACCCATCCGAGCGGCATGCTACCCGCTCGGCCTCTACAAGTTTTTTATGGACGCTCCCTTGGTGAATCCAAGGCCCCTCTGGATCTGCTCACCAATGACAAGCACCAGGCCGGGGTCCCATTCCTGCTGAATCATCTGGTACTCAGGCTTCGGGTACACCAGGTACTTGTCAATCAGGGCTTCAAAGGCACCGGACTCGCCCTTGACCGCCCCAATCAGCTTCTTGTACTCGTTCCAGGGTCCCTTCTTGGCGATGAAGATTTCTTCTTCTCGCCCGGGAACCTCAATCAGGAAGAGCTTCGCATTCGGCATGGTCTCACGGATGGTTGCTACCACCTGGCCAACCTTGCGGTCACGCTCGCTCACCTGCTGTTCCTCTTCCCCTTCAACCACAACATCTTCCTGATCGTTTGGCATGTCTTTCCCCGCTACGGTTTGACGAATTGAATGGCGTCTTTCACCTGGATGATTCCCATCCCGAGACCGATGCCAACCAAAAGCGTGATTGCGATGATTGTGCAGACCTTCAGTTTCCCGATGAAGGTGTCATGTCGAAGCGCCTTCTCGGTCACGGAAGCCAGGGCTTTCCCCAGTTCCATGACCGCTGTTTCGACTGCTTCAAGGCGATCGGAAAGGTTCGAGAGAGCAGATTGTAACGCCTTGACGTCGTCGCTGGACAAGACCCCCTCCATGCCTACACGAGGCCTTCGCCATCAAGGGCTACACCCGACAATTTACGGCCTACGGCCTCTTCGTCGAAGGCGAACGAACCCTCGTTGTCCGTGAACTCAAACCCCGTGAACTTCATCTCACGCTGGAACCCGTTCTTCTCGGGGTACAGCACAAGGATGGTCAGGTCCCGCAGGTCCAGAAGGTCCGTGAACTCAACGTCGCCAATTCTGAACGACGTGCTCTTCACCGTCTCGGAACGAGCGGCGTTCACAATCGGCTCCAAGACCGGCATGTTCAGTTCCTTGACCTCGAAGTCAAGCTCGTACTCTTTGATGCCACGGCCCATTGCGTGGGGCTTCCGGTGGCCAGCTCCATGGATGGGGCTCTTGCTCTGCGAGGCCTTCCATGAAAGGTTCTGCAAGGCAGCAATCTTCACGCCGTCTACCAAGAGGGCGATATCGCTGCCAGAGGTCCCGTCAACATATCCCTGAGTCGCCATGATTCACCCCCTTCCTACTGCAAGTAGACGGTGACGTAGATCTTCTCCATCGCCCGTCTCGGCTGGATTCCCAGCGTCACGTAGACGTCGCCCAACAGACGGTTCTCGGCAGTCGAAACGGCCTTCAGATCGAACGAATCGATCTGGCCATTGTCCACTCCGGTCTTCAAGGGCTTCGACATGGCAGACTCAAGCCTCCGGAGGCCCTCGCCCGCAGCGTCGTTCTCTTCCCCAACCAATACCTGCCCGGCTTCCCTGGCAGCCTTGGAGAAGTAGTAGACCGCTCGCAGGTCGTTCACTCTGCTGTAGTCGGAACCTTCAGCTGCCGCCGTCAAGCTGTGAGCCAGGACGTAGCCACGGCCAGACTTCAGGCGGGCACAGTTCACACGAGCCTGGATCAGCGTCTCGATATGCCCCGGCCCAAACTCGGGGACCAGGGCCAGAGCGTTCGGGATGATCTTGTTGATCAGCGACTTCTGAACGGCCAAGTCAGCCATGACTCCGCCAGCAGAAGCCACGATGGAGTTGGTGTATTCCACACCGTCGCTCCCCAAGAACGTCCCGCCGCCGGCAAAGATCACTGCGTTCCTGTCACCAACCAGGTCCGCCATGGTCACGATGGATTCCACGTACAGGTCAAGAGCCGCAAGGTATGCGGCCGTGCCAGGCTCCGCACCGGAAGAGAACGCCGGAGTCTCAAGAATGGCGAACCGCTCCGAAGCGTAGTTCTCGAACATCTCCGTGCAGTGGGCAAGGATGGCCGTCCACAGCGTGTTGGTGTTCGCCCCGACAGCGTGAATCCAGTTGATGTCCAACTTGGACTTCATCGTTTCCAATCCGGATAGGTAATCCGCATTGGTCAGAGCCGCCCCATCCGAACCACCGCTGAAGGCCGTGTACGAATCAGGGTCAGGGTCCAGAGAACCGGAAGCCAACAGCCAGATCGGATCGGTGGTAAGCACTTCGACCGTGTACTTACCGCCAGCGGTGACCATCGCAAGCAACGCCGTCGTGACTTCGTGGATGGTCCCAGATGCACGGTACGTGCTCACCGTCCAAGGCGTGTCGTTCCGGTCCTGAATCTTGAGCGTCGTCTCTACCTCGACTCCGTACAGAGTCTGAGAAAGACCGTAAAGAGATCTGGCAACCGTCTTTGTGCCAATCACCGTCACGGTCGGGGTAGGGTCTGCGGCCCAATCGAGGCTCACTCGAACCACTCTGTCAACGACACCCGCAGCGGCCTTGAAACCGATGTGGACTTCTTCGTTCGCATAGTCGACAGCCAGGGATTCTGGAACATCGGCACCCGCAATCGTAGAAATGTCGACTTCGCCCAACGCCACGGGGACTTCCCCGGGTGTCACCGTGAAGCCGTAGATCTTCAGCGCCGTCCCATCCACCAACAGCATGGTGTCCGTAGGGCCTTCGCCATTCATGTAGGCGTTGATGTCTTTCACCAGAACCATACTCCGTATATCAGGGGCTACGATTCCGAGGTCCGTGAACGCAATACTATAGTTCAAAATTGGGGTTCCAGGTACTGGAGATTGAACGTACAACAGCGTTTTGTCTGTGACAATTTCAAAGGCTTCCATAGAGAAAAATGCCTCTGATCCAAGCCCCTGGATCGCATCGCCAATCGGAATCAAGGCGTCCAGGTCCAGAGAATCCGCTGCAATGATGACTCCGTCTCCGTCGTAATGCAGAAGCATCGGGTGAGAGTCGGGGGCCGGGCCAATCCCGAGAACCCAAAAGTCCACCTTCTCGTCTGCGTCCACAGCCGTGCGACGCACAGCCAGGCCAACCACAGTCACGAGGTCCGATGCCTCAAGGTCGTAGCTGCGCAACAGCGTGAAGTTATCGTCGTAGAAGACCACCTTGTTCGTGGCCCCGGCAAGCACTGCGGCGTAGCCGGTGGTGAGTGTCAAGAACTGATGACTCACGTTGTAGTAGTGGTTGTTCCCCGAGAGGCCGTAGTCTCCCTTCAGGGTCACGGCGTCCACTGCGTTCATGTCCTTGATCGTCTTCGTCGCCTGAACCGGGGTTCCGATTCTAGAGGCGTAGATACGGCTCGAACCAGAGTCGAACGCCTCTTCGATCGCCTTCAGCAGTGGGCCGCTCTTGAAGACCGTCTTGGCGTTCTTCTTTCCATCCGCACCACTCAAGGTGTAGATATGGCCCGGGATGCCTCCCGTTGCGCTTCCGAACTTCGCTTCCACATTGGACAACGCACCCGGGGCCGTGCCAATATGGCCGTCCTCATACTCCGTGTACGCATCCGGGATGATCCTGGTCGTTACCATCGCTTATCCCTCACTTGCCGGGCTGTTCAGCCAGGCGGTCCGTTTCGCAAGAAACTCGCTCTTCGTCAAGAGCGTCAAGTCCGTCCAACCGAACGCACTCTTCATCGCTGCGAACACAACGGCATTCGTGCCCGTGCTCTCCGCAATCGAGCGCACCATGGACGTCGAATCGTTCGCCTTCGCCCACGGCTTGTACAAGACCGGCTTCATCGCCTGCCCTATCTCCGGCTTCCCCTTCTTACCCATTTCCATCCTCCATGGTGACGTGCTGAATCACTGCCTCTGCGGCACGGTCAACCGTCTCCAAGCAAGTCAATCGGAAGGTCAACGCACGACGGTACAAAAACGGCTCCCCGGTGGTATCCACCGCCACATAGTCACTGCTCTCAATGACCATGGTCTGCAGGTGGATTTCTTCGACCGGCGAAGCCTCCGTATCCACAAGCACAGTGTGCCCTGAATCATCACTCAGCGCAAGCGTAGCTTGTTTCAGAACTTCGGCCAAAGAATCCACAATCGACTGGCCTGTTTCAGCAGAAGTGTCCGGAGCATTCAGAACCAGGCGAAAGGTAAACGTTCTGCGATGAAGGCTGCCTACCCGTTCCACCCATTGCGTCCCCGTGGCACGCTTCGTCAAGACTCTCTTGCCGCATCCCAAAGGTTCCGAAACATGGGGCATATCCTGCAGGAATCCCACAGGATACAGGTAGGATTGATTCTTCAGGCCGTCAGGGTACACCGACAGCGTCGGGGCCTTCTCGTGTATCCAAAGAGCCAGTGCACGTTTGACGTTCATGCCGCAGTCCTATTGAATCGAGCCAGCGCCCGCTTCACAGCCGAGTCAAAGATCTTCGGAGCCCTTCGTTTCCCTTCCTCATAGGCCGGCTGCAAGTACGGCTGTGCCGTTGTATTCCGGGCCCCATACTCTACGAAGGCCGCATACTCCATGTTCGTCCCCACGTACGCCTCCGCCCATGACTTCACGACGGGAGTGATGGAGGGCCGAAGAGTATCAGTATCCACGGGGCAGTTTTTCTTCGCCACGGATTCAATGACCAGCACGACTCTCTGCACAGCAGCGGTGAGCTCTTCCTGCAGTATCGAAGGAAACTCGTCGAAGGCACGCATCATGCGCTTCATCTTCGCCGTGTCTACCTTGATTCGGATGAACTCGTTGCTAAGCATTCCGTCGCTCCAAGGCCAGCTTCAATCCGTAGTGAGTGATCTCCCCAAAGTAGTTGTGCGTCTGGACCTCAATCACCCGGTACTTGCGGCCATGCACGGTCAGGAAATCCTGTTCTGTAACGCCGCTGCCCGGGAGCACGTTCGCTATCGCATCCGTGCCAATATTCGTCATGGAGTCCCCAGAAACGGAGTTCGGAGGCAACTCGTTGAACTCAAGGTAAATCGTCCCGATGGTCGTCTCAAGTGTTTCTCTCGGGCCATAGAACGTATCGCTTCCTGCGATGGCACGGCGGCTGTGGATGGCAGTCGTTCTGAACGCCTCGATCATCCACTTCACATCCCGGACTACCTGTGCAACAGCCGCCTGCATCTTCAGTCCTCAATCTCTCGCATCCACGTCTGAATTGGCTCGCACTTCACAGCCTTCTGCCCCTGTTCATCCACCACGCTCAGGCACTTGAATTCCAGAAGCTCTCCGTTCGCCTCACACCCAAGCATCACTCCCCCACCGAAGAGAACCTCACCCTCCCACTCGACAGAAAACAGCGGTGCGATCGTGAATTGACGGCACCCTTCGAAGTAGTTGCCGGCCACCTTCGTCACAGCCCCTTGTGACTTCAACACGTACTCAGTCGAGAGCATCGTCCCGCAGCTCTGACACAAGAAGGATGCCCCCACTACTGCCATAATCACCAGGAGCATCTTCCCCTTGGGAGCAAGAGCCTTCGCAAGGTCACGGAAGATGGCACCCTTCGCCCCTCCGGCCAAGGCCCCAAGTCCCAACAGGGCACTCGTGTCCCCGTTCACGGCGAACAGAATCACCGAGGCTAACACCACGGCGATCTGAACGACCAACGTCACCAGGTCAAACACTGTCATCTCACTCAACTTCGTCTTGTCAGACATGGCCCCTCCTTCAGCAGTGGTGATGGTGGCCGCCTTGGCGGTACCTCGCACCGCTGAACTCTACGTTCAAAATCGATTCGTCTGCACCAGGGTTCACCTTCGCCAGCAACGCCTTGTACTCCTCCAGAAGATCCTTGCAGAATGCTGCCCAGTTCGTCGCTTCCTTCGAACGGTCCATGCTCTTGTCGCCAGAGGTAAAGCTCAGCCTGGTGCTGGCTTGAGACCGAAGCATCCCACAGCAGAGCAGCTTCGTGCGCAAAACCCATAGCTCCCTGTGGGTGTCAGGCATATCGGGCGAAACAACCGGGTCTGCGTCATCTGAGAGAGCATACTCAATGCCGACGTCCAGGCTTACCAACGGCAAGGCTCGAACGGCATGTCTCTCCACAAAGGCCTCTTCAAAGAGTGGCTCGCCAGCCTCGTTGAGAAACTCGCTCTGAATGTCTGCAACGAGCTGCGCCAGCATGGCTATCCCCTATTCTTCTTCTTGCGACCACGGCGCTGTTTCGGCTCCGCTCGCTCCACGCCCTTTCCCCGATGATGAACTGGTTTCCGTTCCACGGGCCCCCGCTTCACCTCTGCCGTAACGTTCTCCGAAAGTAGGACTAACCCCATGGCAGCGGCGTCCTTTATCGCAGGGGTCGCCATCACAATGCGGCGCTCTTCGTTCGGACTGAGATGAAGCGAGAGTCTGTTGGAAGGCTCGGTGATTACCAGGTGCGTCGGGTGAAGATTTCTGATTCGTATCATGGTCCCCTCAACGCAACCGGCTCAGGCCGGAAAGAACTAGGCGGCGAAGGTCAGGTCGATGGTGTTGTTGCACACCACAAGGCCGGACCCCTGCGTCATGCCAACCACCAACGTCACGGTCGCAGCGCCGACCTTGGTGACTTCCAGGTCAAAGGCGCCGGTGGCAGCATCGGTCAGCACGATGATGTCATCCGAGTTATCCCCGGTCAACACCGTGCCGTCGCCGGCAGCAACCAACGTCATGGACGCAGCCCCGGATGCCGTGATGCGAATGCGCTCGGCCTTCGGAAGATCAGTGCCCAGCATGTCGGTAAGCTGAAGCCGAACAGCGATGGCTTCGGCAGCCTCGGCACCAGGCGTGCCGAATGTCACCACGCTGATAGCGTTGAGGAAAGCCGAAGACAACTCTTCAAGGGTCGTTTCCTGAACCGGACGAATGGCGTCTCCTACGGACATGGTACCTCCTACACGAACGTGACGGTGCCAGTTGCACGACAGTCAAGCATCGGGCTCGCCTGCGTCGCTCCGGCAACAACAAAGATCTCGACAGCAGCCGCACAAGCGACTTCCAACGACAGAAGACCGGTGACGGACGTCTTGGCAATCAAGTCGGCCGTATTGTCACCGGAGATCAGCGAACCGTGCGCACCCAGTGATAGCGTGGCCTGCGGATCACAGGTGATCCGAACCACGTTCGCACCAGCCAGGTTGTCGCCAGCCAGGTCCTTGAGCTGCATCTCGATTCCACGGACGCCAACGCCCACGGCGAAATCAGCTCCGAACCCCACCACGCCAAACCTGGGAAGCAACGCAGCGCTCAACTTCGCTCCCGTCACTGCCCCATCGGCAAGGCCACCATCACCAGAAAGCTGGCTGGAAACCTCGTTCAACGGAGAGGGGACGTTCTTCAAAAAGAAGAGCACGTCGTTCTCGGCAAGCACCACGCCACCATTCAGCCAGGTCATCTGGTTGTTGGCAGCATCAATGCTGAAGTCAACACCGAATAGACGCACCAGGCCGGCAACCACCAGGTGGCAGTTCTCAGGACCAGGCCAAGGGAACGGAAGGTCGAACAACGTCTGGCCATTCGAGGCCACGATGATCTTGCTCCCATCCGCCTGCGAGGTCACCGACACAAGGCCGTTCTGAATCGCCGCAGCAAGCTCCGGCGTGATGCTGTCAATGCTCTTCGACTCAAGGGGCTCGAACACAAGGCCCGCCCCCTCAATGTCGAGAACACCTGACAGTTCGTTCCTTACCACGATCATGGAGGCCTCCTCTTAGGCGGTGATCACGATCTTCGCCAGTCTGGTCGCCTTCAGGATCGCCATGCCCTGTTCCGTCCAGACCAGAGCCTCGAAGTTGAATCCCCTCGATTCATCCTGCGACTCCATCTCCGTGCGGACCGGGTTCTTGCCGATCTCGTCATTGCCGATCAGCAAGACCGTGGCGGTCACGGCGTTCGGGCTCGTGAAGACGTTCGCTCCGTTGAAGACCTTGAGGGAACCCTTCATCCGGAACTCTTCCTTCGCCTGGTCGCTCAGGAGACCGTCGAAAGTCCCGAGCTGCCCGGAGACGCTGCCACGCATCACCATGTGCTTGACGGAGATCCCGAGGTCTTCGATCTTGCCGAACCCTGCGGTCAGCCCCTCGCTCGTCAACTTGCCACCGGTCACGGTGACGATGTTGGCGGCAGGAACAGAGGCGGCCAACAGGGCGAACAGACGTGCGTTCAAGGCCTTAGCAATGGCGTTGCCGGCGAACGTGATCTGGTCTTCCATCGAACCGATGTTCCCGAAGCGAAGGTCATTGATGTGAACCTTCGGGTTCGCATGGCAGATGTCCAGTTGCGGGCGAACCTCGCCAGAGACGATCGGGCTCTTCACCGGGTCGCCCCCCTTCGCAACGAAGAATGCTTCCGTCTCTTCCTGAACCTGGTACGCAACGTCCGTACCAATCGGCACGTCGTGACGGGCGAGGAACGTGGAGACCAGTTCCTTCTCGGCAACGACCAAGCTCACAGGGGCAGCCAAAGCCGCCGCAAGAGCTGCCATCTTCACCGGGTCGTTCCTGGCTTCCGTCATCATCTTGCTGAACTCAGCGGCTTCAGCTTCTCCGACTCTGTAACGCCCGTCAATCACGCCGGACGTTCGTTTCGCTTTCTCACCCATGGCAGCCTCCCTACACCAGCAGCTTGAAGCGGAGAACGCCGCTCACGTTGGAAATGCACTGCCCAACGATCGATTCGCCGGACGTCCACTTCTTCAGCTTCCCGGTTGCCGCATCGTTCGCCAACAGGTCGTTGGCCGCAATCGTTGCACCGGTGAACTGGTCCGTGTCGTAGATGCCGCCGTTCGTCCACACGACGCACAGACGACCGCTCTCAGCATCCCTTCCGAGAATGCCGAACGTGACCGCCGTAGCGCTCGTGTTTCTGGTGACAGCGTTGTCCCCCGACAGAACCACGCACAGGCCCGCATCGTAGTCCGCAGCGGACGTGGCAAGCCCGTAGGCGTGGCCCCCCATTCTCTCTTTGAATACAGACATAGTCTCTCCTTGCCCCTACTTGGAGCCAGTCAACAGTTGCTTGGCACGAGTGCCAAAGTCATCCGCCTTCACGTCGGGAACTTGGATCGGGAGAGGGCCAGCGCTCAGGGCCGCCGTAGTCGCCTGCTTCTTTCCCTTGCTAGCCGTCGCTTCGGGCAACAGACGCTTCTGCATCGTCACCGCCACGGAGAACTGGTCGTCCGACATGGCCAGCAACGAGGCAAGCTCGGCACCTTTCTCTTCTTCGCTGGCAAAGGCAAGGCCCGCAGCCTCACGCTCTTCCAACAGTTTCGAAGCCTCCGCCTTGCGGGTCTCCGCCTTGGCGGCTTCCTCTGCATCCATGGCGGCTTGCTTCAAGGTCGCAATCTCCGTCTCCGCCGCCGTCAACGCTGCCTGAAGATCCTTGACCATCTGCGTCAACTCTTCAGGAGTCTTCCCGGTCGGGTCCATCATCAACTCTTCCGGGGCCGCCTTCGCCTTCAGCGTCTTGGCCTGGTCTTCCACTTTCTTGCCCATGGTCGTCTCTCTCCTCTGCTTGTCAGCGACAGCGCTGATCTTCGCTTCTTCATCCGCACCGGAACGGTCAAGAAGACCCACACCGGTGAACTTCACTCCATGAAGAATCCGGTACACCGGAAGACCAGCAATCGAGCCGCCTCGGTAGTACTGGTGAGAACACTCGTCGAACCAGTTATCCCATCGCTTGTGGCAGACAGAACATTCCCCCTCGTCGAAGTCGCATTCCATGCTCACGTTCGAGAGGATTCCCCTCTGTGCCAGCACGTGCGCATGCTTCGCCAAGTCGTAGGTTGTCGTGAACAACTCGGCTTCGCAGTCGATACGGCCCACACCGTTCTCTTCCGCATACTCCGCCGTCATGATCTGACCTACGATATCCGCAATGCCCTGCCAATGGCTCAGGTCCACCTTGCGCCCCATCACCGACGCCACAGCGGCCTTGAGTTCTTCATGCGTGAAGAAGTCACCGTTGTAATTCATCCCCGTGTGGCACAGTGTGAACCAGATCTTCGCCGGCTCGTTCTCGGGGGCAGCCTTCGCTGCCAGCCTAAACGAT